AATCTGGGTCTTGTGGCATTGGAAAGAAGTTCTCAATAACTCCGTGTTTTTTTGCCTCTATAAACGCAAAAACTCCCGCCGCTGGGGGCTCATAACAACTAAACAAAATGTCTGCCTTCTTCATTTCTTTTATTTCCAGTTATTTGCTTTCCTTCTTTCGTAAATGAATTTTCCCTTTTCATAAAACTCTGGCTTATTGTGATTTTTTAGCTGTTCGTCTGGATTGCCATTTGTGAACATCGGATTTTCGTGCTTAAATTGAATATGCTTGGCTTCAATAACCACGCCCTCTTGGTAACTCCTATCGGTATGCTCATTGTCTGAATATAGCCCATCCGACTCTTGATAGTCTGGGTGAAACATATAACCCTGCTTCTTTAGCCTAAATTGCGTTAAAATGGCCATACAAAGCAGTTTGTCTTGCCGTAGCCCATCTGATACTGCCAGCACTTTATCGGCCTTTGTGTCCCCAATAGCGCTCAAAATTAGGGCATCCCAATGTTTGCAGGGAGACCAATCATCGCTCATTTGGATAATCACATCCCCTTTAGCGTGTTTTGCGCCCTCATTCCAAGCGTTGATGATTCCACCGGGATTGCACCGAATGGCTTGGTGTGGGGTATAATCCACCTTCTCATCGTGATCTACGGCAAAAATCCATTGAATCTCTAGAGGCTTTTGAGCAAGCGAAAGCCATTGATACCGCCGTTGCCAAGCCAGTTGCGGTCTGCCTCTAGTTGCGTGAACCAAAGTGATTTTTGGCTCTGGCAACATTTTTAGCATTTTCTCGGATTCTTCGGTGTTCCCCACGCACACGCAAGCGATCTGGTAAAGGTCTAGGGATTTCCAGTCATAAATATCTTCAACTTGATTCCAATAATGAGTTTTGGGCCGATGTAGTGCCATAGCACTTCGACTTGATGCATAAGCCTTGTTCCAAATTCCTCGACTAGCATATTCCATAGCCGTATAATAATGCGCTTCCCTTCGGTCTGGTTGAAGGGATATTGCTTGTCCTAGCCATCCAAGCCTTTCGTCTTTCCCGGTGCATCTGCCCAAATTGCAAAGCACATCATAACGAAGCGTATCGTCTAGCTCTGGAAACATTAAAGCCCTCTTGCTGTAATCAATGCATCGCTCGACTTGGTTTGATAGGTAGGCTTCTTGAGCCGTATAATAAAGGGAGTTTGGTGCGGGTTCGAGGGTGTCTGCCAAGATGCGAAAGTTCCTATCAGCACTTTTTTGTTTATATCCGTGAGGCTTGTGAATGCGAAAAGTTTTATCTATGGCAATTAACTTATCTGGCTCGCTTGCCACCAGCATTTCGTGAACCCGATTTTTCCATCGGCATTTGCCTCTTCTACTAAAAGTTTCTCGAAGGGGCTTTAGCCCAGCATTTGCCACATCGTAACGCATCGCCACAATCCACTTATCTTGTTTTTCGGCTTCGTCTAAAGCCTTTTCAATAGCATCCTTACACCCTTCTTCCATCACATCATCGGCATCTACCCACGCCGCCCATTCGCACGAACAATTATCTAATGCCAAATTCCGAGCTTCCGCAAAATCGTCAATGTGAGGCCAATCAACTTGTTTATTTTTGTAGTGAACAACTTTGGCTCCAAAACTCTTGCAAATTTCTTCCGTCCTATCCGGGGCTTGATTTCCCCTAGCGATTGCAACAACAAACTCCTTTGCAATCGGTTTGAAGCTCTCCAAACATCGGCCAATGTATTCTTCTTCATTTCCAGCAATTAAGTAAATAGAAAGGTCGTGCTTCATTTAGGATTTCAATGGTGATAGGACAGGATTTTAAGTCAAGAAGATATTTTAATAAATAGCATATTTAGTGTTTAAATATGCCTCAATTCTTTGCCGTTCATTAGTTGTTAATTTTCTGTTGTAAGTAATAATTTCGGCTATTTTCCCATAGAAAAATTCAATATAACCTTCTTCTTCTGCGTCATAAAAACATCCTATATTAAAACAATTACCAACATTATAGGTATTCAGAGAAAGTGTCTCGCTTCCAGCAAGAGTTCCATTTGAATAAAGATTGGCAGTCGTTCCGTCATAATCCGCAACCGCAATTTTCCACACATTATTTTGATATGCTGGGCCGCTTACATCAGCATTATATCCGGCAAGATATGGGCTAGAATTTAGACCATCATTTCTTGCTTGCATCATAAAAAATGTTCCAGTACCAAGATTATTAAGATTATTCTGCCCGCATATTGTGTTGGATACTCCGCCAGTATTATCGGTGTAATAAACAACAAACATAGTCCTTGCGCTAGAACCACTAAATACTCCGGGGCCGTTCATTCTGCTTCCACTAAATGTAAGTGCTGGCTTGCCATTCTTTGCGTTGCTTGCAAATGTTGGGTTAATTTGTGATGAGAAATTTTTACCATTACCACTTTGATCTGCCCACGCTGTTACTTCTGTTCCAGATAGGGTAATTCCAGAATCAGCCTTGAGCCAAAGGCTTAATCCAGTTATTTGCGGAAGCAAGTATTTGTTTTCTAAATATGTTTCTACTTGTTGGCGTTCATCTGTTGTTAAAACTCTGTTGTAGCAAATTATTTCAGCAATTTTTCCTCCAAATGGCTGATTATCCCCAGCAACAAATTGACCACCAATCACAAATAAGCCTCCATTGCCTCTACTGGTTGTATTTAATGTTTTTGCACCAGAGCCTTTTAACACATTGTATGCATAAAGTTTGGCAGTTGTTCCATCGTAATCTGCCATAGCAATAGTCCAAGTATTGTTTGCGTATGCAATAGAGCTTGCTAAATATGTGGTCTTAAAATCCATAAGAGGATTTCCACCTTCAGCCTCTATCTGTGATTTCATAACAAACATACTTCCAGATGCGGGAGTTTCGTTGCTTTCTCCACAAATTGCCATTGGTAGTGATGTGGAATCGGTATAATAAACAACCCACATTGTTCTTGGGCTTGCACCAGAAAATAGGTCTACTCCCTGCCCGATTGAGTTAGCAGTAGCATACATAAAATTCCCAGAGAATGTAATTGCTGGTTGTCCATTTATTGCAAGAGCTTGAAATTGTGGATAGGGAGCTTCTTCTGCGGCGGCAACAATATCACTTGGACTTTTATCTAGCCATTTAATAACATCTGTTCCACTAACAACAACTCCGTCATCGGCCTTGAGCCACAATTTTAAGTTTGTGAATGGAATTGGATAAAAATATTCAAGAACTTTTAGTGCAGTTGAACGGATGCGTATGCCTTGTTTTATTGTAGCCATATAGGATTTTTAGTTTTTAATTATGGCAATCCGAGTCCAGTACCTAAAGTAGTTTTGTAGAGTGATCGTATAGATTCAATTACTGAATTTGATAATTGAGAATTGAAATATCCGTAAAAAGCATGAGTAGCCCCAGCATAAGCTGTTGCATCGGCGGCCCTTCTTCCAAACACAACTCTGTCTTGTCTTACGGCAGATAAATTTCTTACTCCTGTTTGTGCGCTAAATGACCCGTCTAATGAAACATTTGCAGATGGGCCAGTTTCAGAATACGCAACAGATTGAAATCCAAAATTAGTTGTTGCGTTTGCGCCCGGTCTTGATGGTGACCAATTATTTGAATTATTTTCAGACTGAAAAATTCCTAGTCCTCCGTCTCTTAAATAATAGGTGGCACCATAGAGTGAGCTAGGTTGTGATGAATAATACATTCCCCAATAATATCTTGGCTCTGTATCGGAATTGTTGGTTCTTGCAATTACTGGACAAAAAGACCATGTGGATGAAGTTGGAATTGTTGCCCCCATCCATTGACTTGTTCCATTTGTAATAATTCCAGTTGTTCCCCATGTTGGGCTAGAGTTTAGCGTTGCATTATAGGTTCCAAGTCCACCCAAACTATAAGCCGTTGCTCCAGTTCCAGCGTTTTGTGATGATCGAAGTGGCCAGCAGACCATGTTATTATAAAGACTCAACTCCTTTATGCCCTTTACAAAGGCATTTATTTGCGCCTTGGCAGTTGCATCAGTAACCCCAGCCGTATTAAAATAAGCTGATGCGTCTGAATCAAATCCAGATGCAGATAATCCGCCAATTTGAATCCCGACTTTAATCATCTAGGGATTTAGCCTTACTGGCTTTTAGTCTCCGATGCCAAGAACAATTCCGCTATGAATAGAAAATGCCGTGCAAGTCCCAGCTAGATAAATTCCAGCATTGATTGTAGAGGCAGAGGCCGCCGTTGCGTTTGCTAGACCAGAAAAGCCAGTTACAGCAGATGAGATGCTTGAAAACTTTGCATCTGAAATAATGTAAATACCAGCAAATCCAGCCGATGCGCTAATTGCAGTTCCAGTTGTGGTTACATACTGGGTGCCGGGTCTGGCGGCGTGAGAAACTTGATCGTAATAAGGTTCGGAATTTGTAATGTCTGCCATAGTTTCCTTATTGTTGTGTCAAAAGAAAAAGGGGGAGAGCTTTCGCCCTCCCCCTTCTTCAAGGAACCAACCAATGAACCAATTTTTAGCTGTAAGTCGTGGTGATACGAACCGCCGCATTAGCGTCAATGATCTTCTCGGAGGTGTTCATACGAACACGGAGAACATTGCTACGGCGAGCTTCGTCACGATAGCTTTCAGAGACAAAGCCACCGGGAGCGTCATCAGACCAAACCAAGGTGCGTCCCAGACCGCCAGCGGTGAACTGGCCGTTAGCCACATTCGCCACAACGATCTTGGTATCGGGAACGATGAACGAGCCAGAGTAGCTCTTGTTCTTGTTCGCCGTGTTGTAAGCTGCACGACCAATGTAGACATTGTCTACACCGAACGCTTCGGCAATCTGCTTCTCATCGAGCAAGCGACCACCAGTATTGGAAACAACTCCGTAGAATTGATTTTGCAATAGGGTGGTACGGCGAACTCGCTCGTACACATTTGCACTCATTATGACGGCGTTGGCCGCATAACCTAATTTATTAAGAGCCAATTTGCCAGCCGCAACATCCGCAGGGGCGTTGATGGTCGCAAGGTTCGCTTCGGTGTAGATAGCCGTGGGGCTAATATCAGCCGTGGTGAAGGGAGTCGTGGTTGCAAACAGCAAGTCGGCCACCCGCTTTTCGTGGGAGAGCTTAACTTGGCGGAGCAAGAACTTGGCAGTTTCACTTTCCAGCGAAAAAAACCTGTTCGCATCCGAACGGAAAGAATCGTCCAGCACTTCTTCCAGTCCTGTTTCAATACAATCGTAGGTATCGGAAGTGAATTTCCGAACCGCACGAGCGTATTCAGAGCCAGCAGACCGCTTGGCCGCATCAGCGTTCAAGAGATCGGCATCAGCCGTCTGCACTTTGAGATAAACGCCACTCTTTGCCGAGACTGGCAAGAGGGGCATAACTTCCGCACCGATCATCCCGATTTGAGCGGGGGATTCGATGAGGGCTTGGTTGATGTCTGCACGAATTGTCGTGCCACCAGAAATAAAGCTCATTTTATATTATTCTTTCTTTTGTTTGTTGTTTCGTTGTTTAGAACATCGGAACTGCAACTTCGATAACCGCATTAGTAGCAGAGGCGGCTTCGAGAGCAATTCCAGCGGTTATTAGGTTCGTGGCCGCCGAAGTAACCAACCCGGAGGCATCAAATTTAAGCACATCACCAACTGCACAAGTTCCAGAAATTGTGTTAAAGAAGGTGGGGTGGAACAACTTAACCGAAACAAAACCAGCCGCCGCAACATCTTCTTGGGTCACGCCGATAGCTTTGGTAGCACCAGTTACCGCAACATTAACAAAGCCAGCCGTGGTGGTATCGGGCTGAACGAGACGGAACGCCGAAATAGCGTTGGCCGACCCGAATGTGCGAAAATTATTATCAACTTGAGTGGACATTTTATTTTATCCTTTTGTTAGATTTTCGTGATGCCACGGCTACGAGCCTCGGCATATTCTTTTGGGTTGGAGAGCATCACGGCGTTCATCGCCTTGAGCTTTGAAGTTCCGTAGTCGCTATGGGCGGCCACAAGTTCTTCAAAAGTTTTGGGTTCTACTTTCGCTGGGGCTTCAACCACGGGGGAAGCAGAAATTGGTTTGATGCCAAATTCGGTCAGAACGGCTTTGAGTTTCTCGGCCATCTGTTGCTCATCCTTCTTAACCTCATCCTTGGTGGCTTCTGGAGCCACAACTTCGGAGGGCTTATCTTCGGATGGTTTTTCTTCGCTAGGTTTCAAGGCGGCCTCTAAAGCCTCCAAGCGAGCTTTCAATTCGCTCAATTCATCCATATATTTCTTATCCATATTTTTATCTCCTTTTTTGTCAAGTATTGGGTCGCTCTCGACAACTGCTTGTGGCATATCGGCAGGGATGCTCACGCCCCCCGCATTGTATCCCAAATTTTCTTCGGCTTTTACGCAAGAGCCGGGCTCATAGGCTCCAACGCCTTTTGCTGGTTTGTATCCTTCCCAGCAACGAAACTTTGTTCCAACTGCGAAAACAAGCATCTCTGCGTCTTTGCTTTGGAAGTCACGGAACTTCTCATTGCTGGCAGGGCTGGAAACCAAGTCGGCAGACTCAATCCGTTGAGGACGAATATAGTCTTTTCCACCGATAGTTTCAGACTCGTTCAAAAAAGCAAGGCTCACGCCAAACTGGTCGGGAGCTTCATTTGCCATCTCTTTAACTAGGGCATAATGGGGGGAGCTTTTAAGCAAGTGAAGATCGGCCAATAGCTTGTCGCCTTCAATGCGAGGATTACGAGCGAATCCTAAAATTTGGTCTAATCCGCTATTATGATTCATCTTAACCTTCACGCCATTAGGAGCCTTGGACATTAGTTCATAGGCTTTCTCGATGGAGGTCTTGTCGATGAATAAATCGTGTCCTCTGGCCTCGCCTTGGCTCAAAATATACACATTAGGTATAATGGTTGAATCTTCCTCAAGCCTAGCTTCCTTGCGTTGCTTCTTCTTTGCGTCCCGGTATGTCTGGTAGGCAACCGCCGCCCTTTGCTTGGTGTCTGGAAAGTCTTTTACGGCTGTCTTGTTGCCCATAAAACGACCAACGAAGTCTTTGGTTTTCTCGCCTTTTTCTGGTGTGATTAGGGGCATATTATTAAACTAGGGTTAAGAGGTATTTTAGCTGATTTACATTTCCAAGAATCTCATCTCGGATATTCAAAAGATCGGTGTCACCTTCGTTCAAATAGCCGGGTAGTTCTTCTGAAAGGAACGAGATGAACTCATCGTTGTATTCGCCAAGGGTTTCGGAGTAATTGTCTAGGCTAAAATCAAAAGTAGAAGCAGATATGATTCTGCCATATTTGCCCATGAAGGTTTCCACAAATTCATCAATGTTCTCTGTTAGAGACTCGTAGATTTCCCCAAAACTCTTGTGTTGGCTATAACTCCTTGTCTGCCAATGAAATATCTTGTATTGATTCTGATAGGTCAGAAAGGTTGTGAGAATTGTCTCGCCGTTGGCGTTTTCCATAAGCACTCCTAGTTTGTCAATTACCTTGATTTATATATGTATTTATCGTCTTTTAATATGTAATTTTTGGGTAATTTAATTTTTAATGCCTCAACTGATTTGGCATTTATTGATCTTTTTAATGAGATTGCATCCATAATTAACTTTGCTTGCCCAGTTTTTAATCCCTCATCGGTTATTTTATCTTTTGAATAAGAATCTCTTTTTGCATAAAAATGAGCTATGTCTTTTGGCGAGTATTTGTTTAGTTCGCCAATCTCTAGCGGAGTTTTTGCTTTTTCTTCTCCGGGGATAATTTTACCAGTTGCTTTTTGTAGTTTTCCGATGCGTGCTGATTTCTTAAATTCTTCTGGAGTCATTAGTTCTGGTGGCTTTGTAGATGCTTTTGATGAGTCTATTCCAGCCCCACCACCAGTAGCACAAGTATTGCCTTCCTTAAACCCGCCAGCACCAGTTCCGCAATCAAATTCAGTTTCTACTTTTTTTTTATCGTCCGTGATTGGTCCGCCAACAATCCAAGCATCGCAAGTCCGTTTGGCCGCACACTTGAAATCAAAGATTTCGCAATAGCCAAGGTTTCCGCCAATCGCCACCTCGTTTGCATCTTCACCAATTCCCTTCTTAATGCACCCAAGAAGTTTGCTGGTTTGATTAAAGGCGGCACAATTACCACAACGCATCTTCTTTGCGGTTGCTACATCGCCTTGGAACTCATCTGCCTTTGCCTTCCAATAGGCATCGTTAGGCTCATTCGGATTAGCTGGCCCATAGTTGGCATCATCAACTGCATTTTGCCTATTGGCTAAATTGGCCTTGATGTCTTGCGTGGCGATTGGGCAAGAGGCTGGTTCCTCTAGCTTTTCGTCTCGGCTGTCCATTTGCTTGATGAGTTTCTTGACCCAAGAAAAACCAGCATCTCCACCCCATCCATTCCACGCTTGCCATCCTTTGCCTTGTTCATCCCAACCAGCACCCTTTTTATCGACTTCGTGACGGCTAAAGAAAGAGTGCATCCTACGAATTGTGTCCGGGGATAATGCCTTGCCAGCAATCAAATCTCTAGCTCTAGCGATACCCACGGAAGTCATTCCCCTTTGGCTGGGTGGTTTTTCTCCACGAACTTCCAAGGCTCTTTTGGCGGCCTCCCTAGCCCCTTGTGGCGGTGTAAAGTCGATGTCGGAATACTTGCCAAGTTCGCAAGCATTAAGCATGCCTTTAATTAACATTTGAACGCTCTTATTGTCTAGCTTGGACAACTCTTGCAGATTATTTTCAATCTGTATTCCGCCAATCTTTTCGGTATCTTCGGTAGCTCCCTTTTCGGTTGGCTCTCTTTCTTCACCAACATCAATGTCCCCATCTCCACCAGTTGTGCGAGTTGCGGTATCTTGTTTTTTAATTGGCGGGACAACCACAACGGCGTTTTCGTCTTGAGCTTCATCTTGCATCTGTTCTGGTGCTGGCGAACCAAATCCGGGTGCGGGTGCTGGTTTGTTAATGTCGGAAATAGTCTCTGGTGGAACACCATACTGCTCTGAAAGGTCTTTAACTAACTTGGCTTCTAATGCCCTCTGCCTCATTGAGCTTTCAAAGTCCAATCCCTTTTCTGCATAGATCGAACTTGCGGTAGTCAATCCAGCCTTAAACTCTGCTATGTTGGCTTGCGATTCACGGCCAAGGTCAATGGAGACATTCGCACCAAAGTTAAAGATTCCCTTCGTGCTTTTGCTTCCAAGATTGTTTGCAATCAATCCTCTCGCAACTGCGTCTGCAATAACAATGTTCTTTAGTGGGCGAAGCACCCGATCTTCCAAAAGTTTCTGGTATCTGCGGAAGGTGCGTCCAGCTTGTTGCATTTCAAGTCGAGCAGTTGGGCCAGACATTGAAGAAGGGTCTACCGCAAATGAATAAGGAATGCCAACCCCCATGCAAATGTTTCGTAAAAGAATCCTATGGAACTCCGCAAACGCACCAGAGGGACGGCTAGGGCCATCTGGGAAAACTATGTCCTCATTGACTTCCAAATAGCTGATCTTCCCCGGCTCGATGGTTTCTAGTTTGATTCCTTGGTTATCGGCGTTTAGATCGTTCGTAAGCGTGGACAAGTCGGAAGCGTTGTTGTTGTTCCGCTTAACGATTCCAGCTTGTGAGCTTGCGAGCTTGGCGGCCATCTTTTCGGATGCGATGATTTCATACAAATCTACGCAATCATTGATGGCAGTATGGAAAGCAGAAATTCCTCGGTATTGGTCGATACGAAGCGGGTCATAGAGATGGAACGCTTGGCTTGCTGGAATGGTTGTCTGGAAAATGTAGGCGTTCCCATATGTGCGAAGGTAAATGTCGTAACCAGTAGGTGCCCCGGTTTCTTGGTCAATATGGATTCCGCTAATTAGATTAAGGCTTGTGTAGGTACGATTGGGGTCACCAAGTCTGTCTGCCTCAATGCCTTGTAGCTTTAGATTGCCTTGCTGGTCACGCACCAGAACAAACAAAAAATCTCCGTCACGGAGCATCGACATCATTGCAATCTGCATCAAGAAAGACCCAGTATGCCGTCCAGAAAGATCGCACTTGTCCCACCAATCGTTCCAGTAAGCCTCTACATCGGTATTAACTTTAGGGCTTTCTGTTCTGGCTTGGTAGGAAATGTTACCTGCACAATGGCTGGCAAACTTCATTAGCAATCCACGCACCAATCCAACATTCTCGGCCAAGTCTCTAGAACGCTTTAGAAGTTCCACCCGATCATAGTTTGAGCGAAAACCTTCTGCACCAGACAACGAGGACGGCCCACGGCGTTGCCGATTGTATTGCGTGGCATCATATTCAAAAGCCGTGAGTTTTGCCCTAGAAGCAAGACGATCAACGGCGGCTTGTGGATTAACAAAGGCAATAGCCTTATCGAGAAAGTTCAGACCAATTTTCTTCACTTACGCCATCCCAATCGAGCGAGCGGGGCCAAACTTTGCGTAGGTGGTTCGGACTCGGCCACCAGTAGCTTGCTGAATCGCAAGGGTCAATTCTGCAATCGTATCACGAACATCAGAAAGATTGGCTCTGGTGAATGTCCTTCCAGAAATGGAATAACTTGAACCCGCCACCGCAATCGCTTCTAGGCAAGTGATATATTTATCACGGAGAGAAGTGAGGGTGGTTAGGGGTAGTCCGATGAAATCACCCTTCGCCATTCTCAAACTCCTCTGTCAAACT